TTATTCGCCAGGCTGGACGTCAGCGACACGCTCCGGCGCATGGATGAAGACGTGCGGGCAAAGGTGTATGCGGCGGCGCTGCATACGGTTTACGGTTACATCGATTATCTGGCAATGAACATGCTGCCTGACCTGTGCGATGAGTCCTGGCTGGCGCGACATGCTGCGATGAAACGGTGTCCGCGCAAGGGGGCCACGGCTGCCAGCGGGTATATGCGCTGGGAAGGTGTCAGCGATGGCCTGAAGGTGACCGCCGGGAGTGTTATTCAGCGCGATGACCTGGTTCAGTACACGGCAACTGCCGATGCAACCAGCTCCGGTGTTGTCCTGCGCGTGCCGATCGCCTGCTCAAGTGCAGGAGCGGTCGGTAACGCTGACGACGGTACGTCATTAATCCTGGTCACGCCGGTGAATGGTCTGCCGTCTTCCGGCGTGGCAGACACTCTGACAGGTGGATTTGATACTGAAGAGCTGGAAACGTGGCGCGCCCGCGTCATTGAGCGGTATTACTGGACGCCTCAGGGCGGGGCTGACGGGGACTATGTTGTCTGGGCTAAAGAAGTGCCAGGCATTACCCGTGCATGGACATACCGCCACTGGATGGGAACGGGGACTGTCGGTGTGATGATTGCCAGCAGTGACCTGATTAATCCCATTCCGGAAGAATCAACGGAAACGGCGGCAAGACAACACATTGAGCCACTGGCCCCGGTAGCAGGCTCTGATTTGTATGTATTCAGGCCGGTGGCGCATAAAGTGGATTTTCATATCCGCGTGACGCCGGACACACCGGAAATACGGGCTGCCATCACCGCCGAGTTGCGTTCGTTCCTGCTGCGTGATGGTTATCCGCAGGGAGAACTGAAGGTGTCGCGTATCAGTGAGGCGATTTCCGGTGCGAACGGGGAATACAGCCATCAGTTGCTTGCACCGGCGGACAATATCTCCATTGCAAAAAATGAACTGGCGGTACTGGGGACGATTTCATGGACGTGACAAACGATGATTACATCCGTCTGTTGTCGGCACTGTTGCCCCCCGGTCCGGCGTGGTCAGCCAGCGATCCGGCGATTGCCGGTGCGGCACCGTCATTAACCCGCGCTCATCAGCGTGCGGATGCCCTGATGCGGGAGCTGGATCCGCGCACCACCACTGAACTGATAAACCGCTGGGAGCGTCTGTGTGGTCTGCCGGATGAATGTATTCCCGCAGGGACACAGACCCTTCGCCAGCGTCAGCAACGGCTGGATGCGAAGGTTAACCTGGCGGGCGGCATCAACGAGAATTTTTATCTTGCACAGCTTGCTGCCCTGGGCAGACCAGACGCTACCATCACGCGATACGACAAAAGCACGTTCACCTGCTCATCGGCCTGTACTGACGCGGTGAATGCGCCGGAATGGCGGTATTACTGGCAGGTCAACATGCCAGCCGCCACCAACACCACCTGGATGACATGTGGCGATCCCTGTGATTCCGCACTGCGTATCTGGGGTGACACCGTTGTCGAGTGTGTGCTTAACAAACTCTGCCCGTCGCATACCTACGTAATTTTTAAATATCCGGAGTAATCCCATGCATCGCATAGACACTAAAACCGCGCAGAAGGATAAGTTCGGCGCGGGTAAGAACGGTTTTACCCGTGGTAACCCCCAGACTGGCACGCCTGCTACCGATCTGGATGATGACTACTTTGACATGTTGCAGGAAGAGCTTTGTGGCGTGGTGGAGGCATCCGGTGCCAGCCTGGAGAAGGGGCGAAACGACCAGTTGCTTACCGCGCTTCATGCGCTGCTGTTAAGCCGCAAGAATCCGTTTGGTGATATCAAATCGGATGGCACGGTGAAAACGGCTCTCGAAAACCTTGGTTTGGGAGAAGGCTCTGCATTACCTGTCGGTGTGCCTGTTCCGTGGCCTTCCGCCACTCCGCCGACAGGCTGGCTGAAATGCAATGGTGCGGCTTTTTCTGCTGAAGAATACCCGGAACTGGCAAAGGCTTACCCGACAAATAAATTGCCTGATTTACGCGGTGAATTTATTCGTGGCTGGGATGATGGGCGTAGTGCGGATGCGGGGAGAACAATATTATCAGCTCAGGGCGATGCCATACGTAATATCTATGGTGAGTTCAGAACTGTAAACACTGAAAATTATTCAATATGGGAAACAGCAGGCTCGTTTAAGGGGGCCATAGTGCCATTGAGTCCCTCTACAAACAATAGTTATTTCTCCTTAACCAGAAGTATGGTGACAGAAAGAGCAGACGGCGCTGTTTACCCAAAAGTGATTGGCCTTGATGCTTCAAGAATTGTTCCAACTGCAAACGAAAACCGTCCTCGTAACATTGCCTTTAATTATATCGTGAGGGCTGCCTGATGAATAAAGCGGTATTAAATAACGAACTCATTGCTATAAAAGCGGGAGACATTACCATTTATAATTATGATGGTGAAACGCGGGAATATATTTCCACATCAACTGAATATCTTGCGGTTGGCGTCGGTATCCCGGCATGTTCTTGTTTAGATGCGCCAGTTACACATAAAGCTGGTTATGCAATCTGCCGTTCTGCAGATTTTAACTCATGGGAATATGTGCCAGACCATCGCGGTGAAGTTGTCTATAACACCGAAACGGGAGAATCAAAAGAAATCACAGCTCCGGGTGATTACCCTGAAAAGACAACCACTATCGCCCCGTTAACGCCATACGATAAATGGGATGGTGAGAAATGGGTGACGGATACCGAGGCACAGCATAGAGCAGCAGTAGACATGGCAGAAACACAGCGGCAGTCGCTGATTGATGCTGCAATGGTTTCCATTAGTCTGATTCAACTGAAATTGCGGGCCGGACGTAAACTGACGCAGGCAGAAACAACCCGGCTTAACGCTGTGCTGGATTACATTGACGCGGTGACGGCAACAGATACCAGCACCGCGCCGGATGTCATCTGGCCTGAACTGCCGGAGGCGTAGGCCATTCAATATCTGGCGCACCGGAAGTATCGACCATTTCCAGTGCGTCCAGATAATCCAGCCACAAATTATATTGCGCCAGTTCATCATCTTTCAGACGACCAATAGCGGCTTTACCGGGCCATTGCTTACTGTTCATGTATTCGTTGGCCTGGTTAATTAGCAGCTGTCTTTCTGATTCAGTAATTTCAATAAGTTCTTCATACGTGGGTAGAGGAATATCTGCCCACGCAGGCAGCCCATCATCTCCGGCAATACGGATTTTTCCTTGTGGCGGTTCAGCCATAAACTCACTGATAATATTTTGATTTACTTCCTTAGCGTCTGATAAATCCCATCCCTCTGATTTATATTTATCAATCATATCCACAGGGAAAAAAGCATTATGCCTTGCGCTATAAACATATTCGTTCATATAAATCACCCTGAATAAAATTACTCACCAACAGCCCACCAACTGTAATTCATCGATACCGTGTCACTGGTTGATGACGTTCTGTAAGCAGAATTAAAGCCGGTTAACGTTGGGCCTTCTGCAGTCATCACGAACCCTCGCCCAGCGCCTAAAGGCGCACCGCCATCACCAGAATGAGTAAGCATGGCGCAGTCCGCTTTTTTGGGGAAAGGGATGCTGAATGTAATTCTCATTGTTTGCGTCGATAATGTCGGCGTAACCGCACCACGACCATATTGCAGGATTTTCCCGTTGGGTAATTTCATCCATCCATCACCACTGGCAAAAGAGGCCATGTCCGGTATCTGATTTTCCCCTGTCCCCACATCCCGCTTTGCCGCTTCTCCCAAACCAACGTTTATGAAAATGCAGAAATAACGAGCAAATGGCATCATTCCTGCTTTTGTCAGGGAGATCTACCATGCTTATTGGCTATGTACGTGTGTCAACAAATGACCAGAACACAGATCTACAACGTAATGCGCTGAACTGTGCAGGATGCGAGCTGATTTTTGAAGACAAGATAAGCGGTACAAAGTCCGAAAGGCCGGGACTGAAAAAACTGCTCAGGACATTATCGGCAGGTGACACTCTGGTTGTCTGGAAGCTGGATCGGCTGGGGTGTAGTATGCGGCATCTGGTCATTCTGGTTGAGGAGTTGCGCGAATGTGGCGTTAATTTTCGCAGCCTGACGGATGCTATTGATACCAGCACACCAATGGGGCGCTTTTTCTTTCATGTGATGGGTGCCTTGGCTGAAATGGAGCGAGAGCTTATTGTCGAACTTACTAGGGCGGGCTTTGCCGCAGCACGACAAGAAGGGAGGAACGGTGGACGAAAGCCAAAGCTGACAGTAGAACAATGGGAGCAGGCTGGCAGGTTGATTGAATCGGGAATATATCAGCAGCAAGTCGCACTGATTTATGATCTGGGTATTTCAACGGTGTATAAAAAATTCCCTGTAGCAAGTAAACCATAACCTTACGCCATATTGATGATCGCGGATTATGCATTATTTTTAGGTCTTGTAACCCGAGGTGGGAGTTGTTTGGTTATATGTTCAAGTGATCTTTTGCCCAAGATAGTTCTTTGGACAAAACTTTCTATAGCTTCTAGCATTTGTTCGAACTCACTTTTATTCGGGCTCCAACTGCGATGTGCGGCGGCGTTTCCTGCATCAATTACTGAAGATATAACGCATGCCTCAGTGTCGCCTATGACTCCATCTTGTTTTAATTTTTCAACTTTTTCACCAAGCGGCAAACCGGGGTGAATTTGTAACAGTTCAGCAGTTCGATCAAAAATCGTCCGTAAACCGATGGACGAAAGAATGAAATGGTCAGAAGTATATGAAGAATACATTTCATTAAATATTTGAAAGAGCTGACGATCAACTGATTCAAGCTTGGATAACCATATCGGAGCTTGAAATGTTTCAGCGGCAGGATAGGTAGTGATCATATCTATAGGCGTTTCTACAAATTCACCATCACGATATTCGTGGGTAGTATGCTCACTGAAGTGTTCGTTGTGGTGATAGAAGACAGTATCACAGCCATTGCATTGGAGTAGGTGATGGTAATGGTACCCATAAACTGGATATTGGGAATCCTCCCAGCTAGTGGTTAGCTTCCCATGCACAGTGCAGTTACGTAACCCACCGCATGTAGGGCAAAGAGCCTTGAGTATTTCCTTTTTCAT